ATCTTTTTTGCTGATTTCCATATTGGAAAATATAATTTTCTCATCGAGCATGATGTAAGAATCTCTGCACTGCTTTTGACAATACTTATGCCATTTATCAATGCTGCCGCTATCTGAGTCCCACATGTGGAGAACAATAATGTGATCGTCGATATTCTTGCAGTTTTCCTCACGATACTTGTCAAGTTCTTTATCTATGAGTCTAAGAGCATCATCTTCATCTGTAGACCAAAGACCCTTCTCTTCGACCCACACAGCATAGAAGTCACCGCCTCTGATCATCAGATCAGAACACCTACCTACGATAAACTTCGGGTAGATTTCCATAATGCCCTTTTTTGGGGTTCTCGTGCAAACCCGCATAAAGTCTAACACATTACTTTTTCTCCTTTCATTTAGTCAGCCTTTTTATAAAGCTAGGTACGCTCTCAAGAGTCCAATACTTGTTATAAGACTCCTCGTCGTATGAAAATATAACATCATACCCCAAAGTCAAACGAACTCGGATACTGTTCCTACCATTTGGATAGTATTCCTCAATCTTGTCGTCATACTGAGGAAATAGTGTTTTAAACACCTTCTCATACAGTTCACCATGCAGCATTTTTATCACCTCTAACTTATAATACTGTCAAGATACCAATTGAGTTGGTACCATATTTCGACCCTTCGCAAATCTTGCTTGCAATGTCTTATCGTAAATAAACCGCCTTTTCCATCCGGTTCATACTTCCTTTTAAGGAAAGTGGATATAATTCGATCAGCAACCAGCCTATCAAATCTATCATCTGTCATACCACCAAGACCAAGATTTGTAATCATTCCCCAGAACCACTGACCGGTTCTGTCGCCTAAATTAGGATCGTCCATGATAGTTTCTTCGCAACGAATAGCTAATGCCAGCATCATTTCGAGTACACTACATGGCCCGTCCAAATATAAAGACAGATCCTCATCATATTCTTGCAAAGTATAACGTCTTCGTAAAGCCACTCCATCTTCAGCTCGATTTATATCCTTACGGATGGTGAATGTGAATTCTGTACAGTGCAGATACATCAAAAGCTTCCTGTATGATACGTTTTCAGGAAATCTATCTCCGCATACAATGTCCGACATCCATTCAAAATATCCGTTAGCTATCTCGTCTCTGAAGTTCATGTGTTATCAACTACCTCAGAGAAGTTTCGCTCATCAGCAAGAATCTCGTAGTCGATCCTGTGTCGTTCATTTCGTACAAACACTGAATCATCCTCATACTCTCCAAAGTGAGTCAAAGATTCTACTCCTACCATAGCCTCAACATCCTCAATAGGATTATCAAAATCGTCCGTAAGCACACCATCAGCATAATACGTGAGTGTCTCGGTTCCGTAATCGTCAAGAGTATCGAACTCTTCTGGTGAGATTACATATGGTGGCTTAGGTATTGTTCCATCTTGTCTTTCCACAAATAAATAGCCCCTTTCGTCAATAATATCGTGACATTTGTCATACTGTTTTTTCATTTCTTCATATTCTTTTTCATGTTTGTCTTCTGACTCAATATTATCAGTAGACTCCTCTTCTTTCTTCTGTTTTTTCGAGAATGTCTCTTTAACAGACTCTATTTCTTCGTTTGCGATCCTCTCATACTTGGTTTTAACAAATTTCCAAGTAGCAAGGGAGCCTAAAGCGGCCCCGATTGCAAATATAACTACGTTACTCAATTTCATAGAAGTCTTCGTCCTCCTCTTTTTCATCTCGCGTGGACATGACTGTAAAAGCCAATCCTCCAAAGAATATAGAAGCACTCAATAGAATCCCTCCTATGATATGCCTCTTTTTCTTGGTGTTCATTATATGGTCTAGCGTTAACACTACACTCCTTAGTCGATCCACGTTCCCATATCCCTTCATTTTTTATTTTTTGAGTAATATCAAACCTTCTATAAAGCATACGCCAGCAATAGCTGCAAACGCACAAGACACAACCATTCTTTTACGCATGACTAGCCCCTTTCTGTCTGATTATTTACGAGTCTTAATGTCTTTCGGAAAATATAAATGATCCCCGAACACGAAGCCTGGAAGCAACCCAAGTGAGTACATTGCAATTACTGTATCTGTACCCACTTCAAGCTCAACCGCCGCTTCTTTTTCGTCCATAAAACCTATGAGTTTACCATCTTTAAAAACTTCTTCGTCTTCAAGATGATTGGACATGATTAAGATGATCAGATCTCTTCCGGTCATTATTTATCACTCTTTCTCTTTTTAGACATAAGATCAAATACTGCACCGTCAACGTTGAAGTCGAGCCATACGTTACGCTCTTTACCATTTACAAATAACCGATTTGCTTCCTTATTAATATCGTATACGTTGAAGTCTACGCAATTTGCAAGATCGTTTCTTTTAGGATCGTAAAGCCAACCGATTTCCTGACCTGCTGGAATCCTTTCAAACCCGAACATGTCGTATACTTCATTCAGGAACAGGTGTCCCTGTGCTTTGAGTTTATCGTTTGCCCAATCCTGCATTCTGCGTACAAACATAAGATTAAGGTTTGCATCTTTACTCCAACCGATACACCCGTCATCAAAGCATCTTGCAAAATCACTGTACTGGGCAGTAGCATTATTGACTGTTTCTTTTTCTGTTGTAACTTCGCCTGTTTCTGGGTTAACAACCTCCGTCTCAATTTCTTCAGCCTTTACACCATAACGAAGCTCTTTATCAAGACCCTCGCCAAAACGATCAACGACTCTGCTTCTATACTCCTTGAAGCCCTTGTCTACAGCAGCATATGCGGCAGTGAGAGCAGCGTTACGCTTACGAATAATGTTGTGTCCTGCGAGAATACTTGCGATAGATGCGGCGCCAAGAACAATGGCCGGACCATAAAGCTTAGCAAACTTGACAGCAGTCTGAGTGTAGACGATTGTTGTGTCTTTCTTCAGATCCTGCTCTGTATAATCTACGTCTTCCATTTGTGCTACTTTATGAATCTTATCCATCTGCTCGTGCATATCATCAAGGATTGCGCCAGCTTTTGTTGTGGCTTTACAAGCCATTACTGCGCTGGTTACTCCACCAGCAATACCAGCAACCAGAAGAATTTCCGGGCTGTGCTTTTTAACATTAAGGCCAAGCTTGTGGAAGCTTCTTGACATCTTGTTCATAAGTTCTGTTTTCATGATTTAAAACTCCTTTTCAAAATTTATTGGTGTTCCGACAGTACCAACACTGCCGTTTGAATCTGTTGGTGTGAAATGATCTCCAGGCATTGGATACTTAAACCTGAACATCAAATAGTTTGCAGCATCGATAAGATGCTCTGCATTGTGGTCTTTCTTAAAAGCATCAAGACAGAGTTCTGCTGTCGCAATAGCATCAACCCTGCCTTCTGCGAAGTTCTTTCTTGCTGGTCCATACTTAAAATATGAAACCTCAATTCTGTGTTTACGTTCCTTGTCAAACTGCTCCGAATACTCAGTTCTCAAAATATCGCTCATATATAGACCTCCTTAGTTAATAGGAAGAGCCTTAGGAAGTCTCAGCATATATCCGTCTCTTACTCTTATAGGTTCTGCATTACGGATGTTTGTCCAACCGTACTTATTGTCCGTGTAATTACCACTTACACCTACGAGATCGTACAGATCAGCCACTGATACGATTCCATACTGATCAATAAGCTCATCCATTCTTGCTAGGACTTCTTCTGCTTCACCTCTGCTATCAAGCACGATATCATCGAAGCTATATGGGGATGTTCTTACTCTATCCCTATCGCGATAACGGTCATCATCACGTCTATCATAGTAGTTTCTATAAGAAACCCTATCAGCAGAACTTCTCTTTGATCTTCCACCGGTGCTACCGTACAGAATCATATCAATTCCGTTTGTGACCATCTCTGAGATTGCTCTTTTAATTGACGGTATAAGCACATCTGTGATAACGTAAGACTTCACATTGTGAATATCTTCAGATATGAAGTTGTCTGCAAACTTCGTAACGCCGTTCTTTTTCTTAACTTTTACGTTTCCGCTGACAACCTTTTCAATTTTCTTTTTATTATCAGGATTAGGACCTGTTTTAATATCGGCCATTAGAATTTACTCCTTTCAATAAAACAAAAAGGGAAATACCTTGTTCAGGTACCTCCCTCTTGTTAGAACTATGTCTTTTTGTTTTTGCTTAGTCTTCCTCTACGTATTCCTCGGTTTCAACTTCGTCGTCAGCAGCCGTATCAACCTCCGCTGAGCTTTCAGCCTTGCGATGCTTTCTCTTCTTACCGATTACAATTGCTCCGATAACTCCGGTTACAACTGCTCCGCCAAGCGCGATAAGCTTCGCAATTTTGTTGTTGCCTGTTACGGTAGGTTTTACAACCTCCGCTGCCTTTTCAACTACGTTTTTCATTACCTCGTTCTCATTCATTGTGAAAACTCCTTTCAAAAATTTTAAATTTAGAACATATTGTTCTCATAAAATGCATTGCAATTTTCGCGAATTAGCAATAGTCGTACTTAGGCGGATTGACATAATCGAGCACAATACAAGGCGTACCTTCGTACTCTGTTTCTTTACCTGCTATTTGCGAGAAACAATAAATCTCAAGCAGGTTATCAACATTCCAACCCATATCATCGCCGACACTCGAATGCGGGATACCGATCTCGTCATAGAAGTCATTAAGAGATGCTCCATCGGTGAAAGCAGAACTCAATATACTTTTGTTGATCGCATTTTCAGCACTCTTGATTGTATTCATATCAGATTTAAAATATCTTGCTGATATAGGGTCAAAGAATAAAACACTGCCTCTGTCTGTGACAATAACATTGCCAGAGTTCAAGGGTTTCTTCTCGATCTGCTTTTTAGCAACTTTTTCCTTCACAGCTTTCTCTTTCTTCTCACCAATTGTCTCTACAACGGCATCCTTATACTCTGCAAGGGCCGTTTCTGAAAGTTTATAAGCAGCTGTTAAAGCAGCATTACGCTTGAAACTTACAGAGTTCGCACCTATTAAGCAAGCGGTAGAAGCCGTCGCTGTTAGAGCTGCGGGAATATAAAGTTTCCAACATGCCTTAACGACTTCTTTCTTTGTTGGGCTTACGATATTATAAGTATTCCTATCAATGTGATCAAGCCCGTCTGCAATTCGCACAGCCTTAACCGTCGCCTTTCCTGCGAGAAAGACGGAAGTTATCATGCCAGCAATACCTATTCCGGTAAGTATCTCTGGACTGTGCTTTGTCGCCGAGTTTTTTATACTCTTGACAATCCTCATTGCGTTTTCTTTGGTCATTAGTTTTTCCTCCTTCAAAGTTTGACATCTAAAAATAAAAGAGTCCTAATTTAGGACCCTTTCTTTTCCAAAGCTTTTGCTACTTCTTTAGCTACAAGATCTTTGATTTCTTTGCTAGCAGCCAAATCAGCTACAGCATTCTTTTTATCAATTAAATCGCTGATAAATGATAATGCCGTACCTGCTGCGCCAATAGCAATTCCTCCAATTTTAAGCCATCTCATTTAGCATTCACTCCTTTCATAACACTCCATGTAATTTTTGCGAAATCAAGAATCCCACCAAGGAAGATCTTGTGGTGTTTCGATACAATAAATCTCCATACCATCATCTGTCGTGATTCTATCAAGAACCGATTCGAACGAGCGCATAGTTGTGCCATCAAATATAGTAACCACATTTGAGTCGTCTGTATCATCCGTATTATCTCGCGGTTCAAGTTCTTCTTTGGCTACTTCCTCGATAATCTTCTTATCAGCATCTTCACCGTAAATATCACTTACTTTACGCTTGTAGTCTTTATAGGATTTATCAAGTAATGCATAAGCGCTCATAAGCGCAGCCTGATTACGCTTGTTAAGTGTATTTGCTCCAAATATACAAGCGATTGTGGAGATACCCACAGCTATAGCAGGAATATAAACGGGGCCTGCCGTTACAATTTTCTCCTTAACTGTGAGCTCTTCTCCTTTTTCCTGTTCTGCCTCGTCAAGGATCCTCAGTGCTTTTGGTGTATCCTTTACCGCTATTACAGCAGTGGCGACAACACCAATCGCGCCAATCGTAGTAAGTATCGTTGACGAATTCCGTTTTAAAAACGTGTTTTTCATGGTCCAAAAACTCCTTTCAAAAAATAAGAGAAGCAGTGCGGGAATCGAACCCACTATTTCAAGACTCCTTCCATCTATGTCTGGAGCATAGTCTACTGTTTCTCATAATACAACTTGTAAAATTCGCGAAAAGAAAAGGAAAAGCCATTTCTGGCTAATCCTCTCCGATTTTCTTAACGAGTCTATCGAATTCTGTTTTGTTCATTTTCGTATCAGCATTGATATGAATCTTCACGTCACCATCAATCATGTCAACTTGTACATCATTAAGCTGAATATCAATCCTATATCCGAGCTTCTTATATATGTTTCTTGATATGATCTTAGCCACGATTCCTTTCATAAACTTTGTAGAAAGTTTTAACATAAACATATCCATAATAGATTCCTCCTTTTATTTCTTCATAAAGGAGAATGTTAATCTCGCGAATCAAATATTTCTTCTATCAAAGCATGTTTCCCAACGTTCTCTTTTTATAGGCTTCATCTTTAATGCCCACATGATTTGACGTATTGTCACTGTAGGGTATAAGCCGTCCGTACATTCACCTGCACGAGAATCGAAGAACTCTTTGAATCCTTTATGTAAATATAGTTCATCAGTAAGCCACGAATCTATCTCGCCCCACCAAGTTGTTTTGGAGATCGGATCATAACGCTGTTGAATCACGGCTAAACCTCTATTTTTTATCTTATACAACGTACATTTACTATAAACAGGGTGATTACAAATATAAATCTGTCCGTACATAGACATATACATACTCGGTTTCTCGTAATAATATCTCATAAAACCTCACAGAAGAATAAGAGACCTAGCATTAAGGCCTCTTATCAATTTGTTTAATAGTCTTCAAAATCAGGGATAGGCTCTTCCATCATTCGAATAACATTGCATTCTCGTCCGTCATCAAGTTCAATTTTGCTATGAGCGAAGTCGATCCAAGGCTGCCAGTACATATCCATGCATTGCCCCATAGTCCAGCCTAGCTTGTAACCTTCGTCCAACAGGTCTAAATCCAATTCATCATACCACTCATTCAAATATGCATAGTCTCTCATTACAAGATTACGATTGAGCGTGTATTCTGCTTGCTTTACTTTTTCTTTGGTTGACTCAAAATATCTTTTAGAATAGTCATCATAGAACAATTCTTTGCCGTCATCTACTCTAATTGAGACTTTCTTATACTCGTCTTTAGCAATCTCGTTTTTGATGTTCTCATTAGATCCTTCGCCATAGAACTCTTCTACTTTACTTTGATATTGCTTGTAAGATTGATCCAGCATCGCATACGCACTAACCAAAGCCGCTTGATGGCGTTTATTAAGGACGTTTGCCGCAAAAATACAAGAGACAGTGACTGTTCCCATTAGAATAGCAGGAATATAACTTGGACCTGCTACAATGATCTTCTCTTTTACTGTTAGCTTTTCTCCCTTCTCGATTGTGGCCTCCTCTAAAATATCATTTGCCTTAGTTGTGGCTTTAGCCGTCAATACAGCAGTCCCTACTACACCAATTGCTCCTACGGTTGTTAGAATAGTAGCAGAGTTGTTTCTTAAGAATCCCTTTGACTTTAGTGACAGTTTTTGTAATGTTCGTGAGTCTTTCATTGGTACTCACCCTTTCGATTAAGATAAAAGCAAAAGAGAAACAGCATGGGAATTGAACCCACAGCCTCCAGATGTTTAATCTGTTGCTCTAACCATTTGAGCTAACTGTTTCTCATAATACCCCTTGTTATTTTCGCGTAAGAAAGAAAAAAGAAAGACACTAAGTTTCCTTAGCGTCCTCCTTTGAACTAATCAGTTCAGTTCTTCCATTTAAACCAACTTCCAATGGCTCTTCCTGGCGTTGATGTGAAAGTCTCCATCTGCTCAACTTTACCAATGAAGCCTGCCAGGCTACGTTTTAATACATAGTCTATTACTGGTGTTATAAATACTCCAGCAGCAACCGTACCAATCTTAATCGCAAGGTCTTTCTTTTCGTTTCCGACCTTTTTTGATTCGTTTCGTACTGTCGTCGCCTTCGCAATCTCTGCCAGCATTTTTTCATATGCCTCCGAACCCGGCGTAAGCTCATTCAGCTTGTCGTACATACGGTTCAACTCTTCATCATGCCTTTTTTGAATCTTGTCCATTTATAATTCCTCCTTGAAATTTTGTGAACTAATCGTTCCATAAAAGAACGTGCTACTCTCGCGTTTCAACTTTCATAGTGACATACTCTTCTCGCATTATGTCTTCGGGATAAGTCGATAATTCCAAGAATAAATATGGACCGTCCGGATCAGAATCGTTGACCTTGAGCGTACCCACCGGCTCGTTTTTAGCTCTATTTCTAGAAGCCTCGAATATTGAACCAGCAGCAAAACCGCATAAGAACATACCCACACAGGATATAATCAGTGTCAAAATATCCAACTAAAACCCTCCTTTCTAAAACGTTTTTCAAAAATTCCAACCCGGGATTTTTCGACATTACAAAAATAACATCATTTGTCGTCACCCGCGTACGGAATTTAAGCTAGCTTAGATAAAATTTAATCTAGGATAAAAGAAAAAGGAAAGCCCACGTAGGGCAATCCTTTTAAACTCTTACCTTTTCAAGATATACTTCATTTCCTCTCTGGTGAATCTTGATTGGAAATTTACCTCTTTTAGCAGCCACGCGAAGTGCATTTGCAGCACTGTGGACATCTACGTAATTGTTTTCGCCGTATTCATATTTTCCGAATATAGCGTCACTTTCGTAGAATTCCACGAGCAATATCTGCAAGCTATTCCTCGTCGTTATCTTCTTTCTCGGTAAATCCTTCACTTTTACTATTCTTGCCATATATAAATTCCTCCTTAAAAATATGTATGAGTTTCCTCATAAAGGAGCATGTTTTTAATGCGAACAAAAAGAAAAGGAATCCTAAATTAGGACTCCTTTCCTTCAGAAATTTGCTCTTTATTTTTATCTCTGTTTTTAACTTTTCCATAAATGGCCATCGCAGCGATAGGAACCGCTATAAGAGATGCATTCAGTAAGACAACACCTTTACCGTGTTTCTTCATGTATGCCTTCTCCATGGCTCTTTCTTCTCTCTGAATGTCCCACCATTCTGTGAAAAATTTTTTCATGATAAAAACCTCCTTTTAATTTCTTCATAAAGGAGCATGTTTATTTCGCGAATCTAAATATAACTCGTACTCGATTTCTGTTATTGTATCGGTGATATTCTGCAACGTATCCTTTGTATCTCGTATAGTTCGGAATAGGTCATCTGGATGACATAAGTTTGCATCATTTTTAAGGTTTTCCGCATCATACTCCAAAATGGCGGAAAGACAATGTATCAATCTAGCCTTATTTCTGATCTCAATTTTTGTTTTACTTCTCATGTTTATATCTCCTTAGTCTCTTGATTTATTCAGCAACCAGAAAAACCGTCTGTATCGGTCATAATAAGTGTCCCTGCTACAAGGTATGTTCATTTGTGATTTTAAATATGTATAAGACAGTCCTTCTGTCACTGCTTTTAAAATATAATCATGCAAATCCTCATCCGCCTCTTTCGAGATACGCTCGATAAGCTTAATTCGTTCAAGACAATAGAGTTTTCGCATTGCATGCTTGGCTGTTGGATCTCCTGGGATATTATCGCTCGCCAATCTATCTACTAACGAAGATGGGATTCCAGGATTCCGTCCGTATTCTTTCTTCCATTCAGGATACTGCAAGCAAAAATGTTTAAGCTCGTAATGACGATGCTTGTCAATCCAGTATTTATTATCTTTAGAAACCTCAGGACGAATCATTGTTGCCATTACTTCTTCGCTCCTCTCTTATATCTCTGGGAGCCTTTTACAAGTTTGATAGTGGCTTTTTCAAGTCTTTCCTTATTTACCTTTCCATGAACGTGTACAATAGCGTTTTTAAATCTGTATGTTTTCATATACAAACACCTCTAAGATAAGAAAATATCAATTGCCTCTACATTGGTAAGATTCAGGAGTTCTTTCAGTTTGAGTGCATCACCTATGGTTATCTCTTCATTACGAGAAATCTTTTTGTATAGTTCAGCAGCTGTATCAACATGTAAACTCTTCTCAAAAATCTTAAAAATTATTTTATTTGCATCCAATGCGTACACCTCTTTCTGGTTGCGTTTCGTGCAACAAATAAAAGATAACACCATTACAATTTTTCTGTCAATACATTTTTTTTCGCATAAAATGCAATTTTTTTAATCTAGGTTTGCTTTTTGTTTGCACGTATGCAAATATTAATATATGATAAGTTTTGTCAGAAAGGAGACAAGATAATGTCTATAGGAAAACGAATAAAGAATTTACGAATGAAAAGAGGTATGTCGATCGATGATCTTGCATCTAAACTAGGTAAGAATAGAACAACGATATATAGATATGAAAATGGAGATATTGAGAATTTGCCATTGAGCATTCTTAATCCACTCGCTGAAACTTTAGACACAACCCCTGCTTATTTAATGGGGTGGAATACCAAAGAAATGCTATCTACAAAAATATCAGATGGTGAAGAAGAGGCTGTGTATTCGTCAGTAAACGAGACTTATGTGAGACACGTAGAAGCATGGCATAAAGCGTTCGGCATGGACCCGTTCACCGATGAAGAGCATAAGAAGTTAATGGAGTATGGTAGATTCTTAATTTCGCAAAGACAAAAATAAAAGAAAGAGCCCTTGTTAGGACTCAATCTTTCTATAAACTATAAATGTTCACACACTTCATAAGTAAATATACGTGTCTTTTTAAGCTCATCAAGTTTCTTGATAGCGAGTGCAAAATCGTCTTCGTTATTTGTCCACCAAATAGTCCAACCGGTCAAACGAGTCATTACGTATGGAAGCCCAAAAGCTTTCAAAACTGTCTTGCTCCAAACCAGTTGATACAAATGTGGTACGAAATATCCGGCTAATTTGCCCTCTGTTCCTTTTCCTTTGATTTTAATAAACTTATAAATGCCCATGATAATTCCTCCTTAAATATAAACATTTAGTTTCATAACAGTAGTTGAAAATAACGCGAAGGAGGTGATGCCAACTTATCACCTTGGCAAGTACATCATTAGATATAGGAAGTGACTCCATGACAACATTTGATACGAATACAGCAACATCTAAAGCTTTGGATATGGACGTGTATGCGATTTATTTGAGAAAGTCCAGAGCAGATTTAGAAGCCGAAAAACTCGGCGAAGGAGAGACACTAGCTAGACATAGGAAAATGCTAGAAGAGTTAGCAGCTAGAAAAGGATTTTACATTGGTGAAATATACACTGAGTTAGAATCTGGTGAGTCTATTGCCGGTAGACCTAAGATACAGAAGTTACTCGAAGATTGCTATAAAGGAAAATATAAAGGTATTCTCATAGTCGAAGTAACTCGTTTATCTCGTGGTAATCAAGGAGATGCCCAAACAATTATGGACTGTCTTAAATACTCGAATATGAATAACGGTGTGCTAGTCGTAACTCCAACTAAGACATATGACGTAGCACACTCTCAAGAAGACGAAGAGTATATGGAATTCGAACTATTTATGTCTCGTAGAGAATATAAGATGATCCACAAACGTATGGACCGTGGCCGTAGACAAGCTGTTGTCGAAGGAAATTATATGGGCGCTTATCGTCCGTATGGATACAATATTGTAAAGACCAAGACAAAGCGTACACTAGTCCCTAACGAAATTGAGGCTCCTTACATTAAGAAAATATTTGAATGGTCAGTTAAAGACGGTCTATCAACTCACGACATAGCGAAACGATTAACCGCTATGGGTGCTCCGACATATCGAGGAGATACTGAGTGGACTAAAGATTCGGTTAAAACCTATTTGACAAATCCTGTATATATGGGAAAAGTCAGATGGAATAACCGTATGAGAATCAAGACAATGGTTAATGGCGAACTTAAAATAACTCGCCCACGTTATCACTCAGATCAGTATATGCTGTATGACGGTAAGCATATGAAAGATGCTTTGATCGACGAAGAGACGTTCAGAGAAGCTCAAAAGAAATTCTACAAAGATCGTACCCGTTCAGGTTTACAACTCAAGAACCCTCTTGCCGGCTTAGTCTATTGCAAGAAATGCGGCAAGTCGATGCATTTGCAACCATACGATAAAACTCGTAGTGACCGAATCGTCCACAAAAGCAATGCCTCAGGTTGCAGAGTCAAGTCAGCAATCGCCAGCGATGTTGTCGCGGCTGTTACTCATGCATTGCGTACTTACGTAGACGACTTTGAAGTTAAGATAGAGAACTCTCCTGATATAGACGAGAATGATATACAGAGACAAATAGATGCTCTTGCTAAAGAGATGCGCAAAATAGAAAAGAAAAAGTCGAAATTATTTGATTCGTGGGAGAATGATGACATTACAAATAATGAGTTTGTAGAGCGTAAGGCAATCCACAATCAACGATTGGAAACGTTGGAAAAGCAAATAGAAGACTTGGAATATACTATTCCAGAAAAAGAAGAGTATGAGGAAAAGCTAATACTTGTATCGGAAGCATTGATGACAATACAAGATGATCAACTCGATGCGGCTACTAAAAATGAATCCTTAAAACAGATAATCAGCAGAATTGAATTCAGTCGTGAAAATGATATAGAATTCATATTAGATATAGACCTACACCAATAAAGTGTGGGTTAGCTTTTACCCTTCGTGTATATCATTATGGTGTTATTTTTATAGCGCCCCGATGATATACACGTTGACAAAACAACGTTTGGAGGAAATATAAATGAGAATAGTATGGAAAGATACAGCAGTAAAAAGAGCAGACTTCAAATACCGTGGATATTGGATTGAAGGATATAAGAATGGTTGGACCGTAACGATCCCAGGAGATAATAACGTCTACAAGACAAACAGGTGTGCGAGAAACGCAATTGATGAAACACTAGGTTATGAGGGAAGAAAACATCATAAACTTCCTAAAAGATTAGAATACGGATATGAAATAATCGGAACTAAAGATGATAAGAAATTTGGATAAAAAATAAAAGGCCCTGTCGTATTGACGGAGCCTTTATTCTTTTACTTACGATAAGTCTCAATCTTGGTTTCGATTTTACCTACACGATGATTAAGATCGTCGATCTGTTCTCCGTGTTTTTCAATCCTTCGATTTTGAGTAACATTATCGGTTTTGAGTGTGTCAATCGTGTCATTCAGCTTCTGAATAACAATTCGTAAATCGTTTATTGGTTGCACGAACTTCATTATCACTGCGATAAATCCGCCGAGAGTAATGACGGCCAGAACCAAATATCCGACAAATTCTGTCTCATTCATTCCAACCACCTACTACTTATCTACTTCAGGCAGTCCGGTGGCGATAGACGTCAGTACGGATACCACGCCAGATAAGAGTGAGGCTGATGTAATTGCAATCCAATTTACGTCTTCAACAAATGTCGCAGTTCCGATCAACGCCACAGCTGTTTGGCAGACTGTACGGATTGCACGTATTGCGATTGCTTTCCAAAATTTCTTATTCATTCTTCAGTCCTCCCATCATACTTTCTAATTTCGATAATCTTACTTTAAGATCATCAATCTCAGTTTGTTGTTCTTCTATTTTTTTGTATGCCTGCTGAATCATATGAGTATTCAAGGCAATGAACTCTTCATATCTAAGAGAATATAACTTGTCATAATGTATCTTATTAGCTTCACGCTCTTTATCAGTCAGAGATGAATCCTCCTCGAAATCTAGCGTTACGTCGTTCTCGATACATATACCAGCAAACTGCTCGGTGGTCAGACCACTTGTAGTAAGTGCATCCTCAACCTCCTGAGCAATATAGCCCAAGTGATCTCTGTGACCGATATTCTCCTTAGCATTGTACTTGTAAGTTACAGGTCTCAGCTTCATGAAGAATTCGACATACTTATCGCTCAAATCATAAATATCTTTTTTTAGATTCCTATCTGAGGTTATTGCCGTACTTCCGCTAGAGCCGAGATATGTACCGCCTCCGTGATTGTACAGACGAACAGTATAACCTCTTATGTTTGTTACACTTTTCATGCCGTCGCTAGTCGACACCGGTCCGATATAGCTACTAAGTCCGTCAGAACTACGGTTTATCAAGTCATGTATCAGACCATCTTTCCATCGACAGTTCAAAGAAGTAGAAGTCGAGTATGCAGCATTCAATCTCAATGTTCCTGCGGTTTGCAAGGTTACATTTGTTGATATACATCCTCCAGACACTTCGTTATATATCTTCAGATCATCACTACCGTCATGACCAATATAGCCTTTTCGGTTTGTGTCGTTTCTGGCGTCAGTGTATGACGGATAAAGACCAATCCACTGGTTATAAAAACGAGCAAATCCAACTTGAGCCATATTTGTACCGAGACACGGCAGTCCACCGTCTCCCTGTATGTATAGATTTCCAGCGTTAGTGCCGTTACTCTTAGCTATGATTTCGTTTCCATCAATAGCCAAATGCAAGCCAGCAGGATCTCCGATTATTACATTTCCAGAATTAGCGGTACTAGATGAGACATCAGACCCTGCTCTAAATATAGCCTTATAATTTACATCAAACACACTAGCAAGCTCTGCTGGTTTGCCGATGGATACTCCAGATCCTCCCGATTTAAAGTCGATAGGAAATTTTGTACCACCAAGGGTTATGGTCTTACTTGTTGCTCCGCTTTTACTATCGGTTACCGTTACAGTAATTGTGTATGAGCTATCAACGCTAAGTGCACCGGCACCAATTACCTGGGATACGCTTCCGCTCGATCCGCTTCTTGTTGGAGAGACACTCGTGCTGCCCCATGCTATCTTAATGGCTGAGACGGTCGCCGTATTTCCCGTGACAGTGCACGTTGACCAATTGAATGTGACTTTTGCGTAGGTACCTGTCTCTACGGCAGTACCATCTGAGTCACAACGAATCGCTTTAAGATTCGAAATAACCGGTTTTGTATATGTCAATTCCCAAACTGCATACAATGTGACTTTAGCGTTTGCCGTGTAACTTCCACCAGCAGAATAAGCTACGCCTCCAGTTGAAGACGTAGCCCAGCCTTTGAAAGTGTAATTTGCACGGGTTGGTTTGGTTGTAGAGAGTGTTAAAGCCGTTCCGTGCTTCTTGGTCTGAGCAGATGGTGCACCAGAACCGCCATTAGCGTTGTAAGAAACAGTGTATGTAATCTGATTCCATACGGCATATAAAGTTGTTGGTTCGTTAGCAGTATATGTTCCGCCTGAGTTATATGATTTACCGGTTCCGGAATCATTAGTGTTCCATTTTGAAAATGTGTAACCAGTTCTTGATGGTTTTGTGGTAGAGAGTTTTATGTCAGTACCATGCCATTTTGTCTGAGCAGATGGCGCACCAGAGCCTCCGTTAGCGTTGTAAGAAATCTTATACGATGTCTTTGCACCAATCGAGATTGATCCGGAAGCAGTTTTTGTGCCGCCATATGTGCTACCCCAGTAATACGACATATCAAAAGACAATGACAAAGGAATTGACTTGGTTGCCGTACCTTTATTTATCGTTACCGTACCGCTTTTTATGGTATAACTGGTTTTACCATTAATGGTGCACGTACCACTTGCAACTACTGAACCGTTTATCTTTACGGTGTAACTTTTACTACTACTTGCTGATACCGTGTACCCATGAGTAACCCACTTAAGAGTCCAGGATAATGTAGCCGTGGTAGCAGTATCGCTCGATACAGTTACATCAAGCTGCGCCTGAGGACAAGTGCCGCTACCAAATTGTGTGGTTTTTAATGTTGCCATAACAGATTATCATCCCTTCCAAATTAATCCCATATTTCCGTTATCGCGTTCTTTGAATGCAAATTTTCCGAATGCAAGCTCGTTTTCTACCTCAGCCTTATCTATTTTAAGAGATTGGTTGTTTATATACGCAGGTATTGAAGTACCGTCCATAAAGTCGATTGACGTGTTTGTGATACGAACTTTGAATGACCCGTGATTGCCGAGCTCAATACAAGGCTCGTCTCCTTCGGTAGTAATACGAACATAACTCGTCAGTGTCTCTAATGCGTTTACCGCATTCTGCAACGCATCGATACTACCGCCTTGGTCGTCAAGATTACCTTCAAGAGTCTTTAAGTCATCAGTGGCCTGCTGTACTTGTCCCATTATTTCTGCCATTGAGAAGACCCAACCATCGTCTGTTTGCTTCATTAATGAGCCGCCATTTTCATCGACAACCAAGTTTGAAATGACCCGATTAACAGTGTCTATATCCGTTTCTGTATCCGTGATACGAGCATCAACCTGATCAGCAAGTTGATCCATAGCTGTATTTACCGCCTCAATAGAATCCGATGCAGATTTTATATCAGATAAATTTGCATTGTTTGTGAATGTGATTGTTGACAGCCAACAAGTTGAACCAGAAGAAACTTCTCGATTCAATAACCAGCCTATCCTTATGAAAGCTGTACCTTCCTTGAATTTGCCACTTTCGTTATTTTTACCAATTCCTTGGATAGTTCCAGTTTTATGAATCCAAGTATTTGCAGGGGATACTGTAAAGTTTGAATTCAAATAAGAAAAAGTACCACCATTACTTCTCTGCGATACTGGGGTTCCTGCAGGAAATGTGGCATATTCCCAAGGCTTATTTAGTGTTATTGAGTTATCTGTAGGATTGAATGCACTAGCATCATCCCATAGACTATAATAAGAATATTGTGAATATGTTTCAACTGGATATACATAGCCTTTTGAATTTTTATAGTTCCAAAATATTAGACCTCTATGCCAATAATTTGTTAGATCTTTATTAAATCCAGCAATGCTAGTTAAGTATACCTTCGTATCACCAGGTTTGAGGTCTTTTGCTAAGGTTGTAGTCGATCCAACTATCCACATTATGTTATAAGCCATGATTGGCTTTTTGTCGATATCATAACATCCTATATAGTCATAATATCTAGCAGATGCATTGTTTGACTTGATCCAGTATGAGAGCATATAGGCCGATGATGTGTCTACCGGAATATACTCGTCATTAGTCCTTGACGTTCCGGAAGAGCTAGTCGATGTATCTTTAAAGCATCCTCCAGCATAATATGTGTCATCACCCACATATGTAAATTGTGAGAAGTTTGTATTATCCCTAAGCAAGCAAGTTCCGTTTGTAACGAGATTCTCACCACGGCTTGCTACATAGTCTTTTACATCATCTAAATCCGGTTTTGAATCTGCCGTATTTTGAGCATTATTCGCCTTATTCCAGGCCTCTTTAGCGGCTTCATAGCTGCTAGACTTAGACACTGACGAATAGCTGAACGTGCCATTTGTCATAACAGTCAGATCAACAAAATATAATGTGTTAGTAGAGCCTGATGTGTAAGATGGCTCTGTTATTTTCCAGTTACTCCCAGGCGGGTTGGCCGTCGGTTTGGACGGCGCACTCGCTGTTGAGGACTGAAGTAAGTAATACCGAGTTACAGATTCAATATCTATAATTCGAGAGAGTGTTATCTCTGCTTTGGCTTTTACTGCCATTGCTTAACACCTCCTATTCAAGCTGGCAAGTATATACCTGGGAATTTAGTACGTCTGTAGCTGCGACCGTGAGAGTCTTAGCAGTAGCGATTGCTGTTGTGCTAGTACCCTTATACCATTTGATAGTACCGAGACTACCTGCTACGACACCGGCATCAGTAATAGACTGCTCGACAGCACCTTTGAATACATGAGCTGTAAGCACTGTAGAGCCAGAGTTATTCTTAAAGATTGTGCCGTTCGATGATGTTATCGTTACTGTAATAGCATCTGCACCATTTGTACCATTCGTACCATTGGTTCCTTTGTACGAGACACTATATGACGTAGTTGACTTACCGTCTGAATAAGTTACGACAGTCTTGGTCCACAAGAACTGTCCATTCGGTACGCTTGGAACTGAAGGGTCCCATGTACCAGTCGGAGTAGTTGTGCCACTTGAGCTTGCCTGATATGTTACAGATGTTGAAGATACAGTAACAGATGTACCATTTTGACCATTTGTTCCCTGATAAGAAACGCTATATGCTTCTGTCGACTTACCGTCAGAATACGTAACGACTGTCTTAGTCCAGAGATACTGGCCTTTAGCGACAGTAGGAATTGTTGATGACCATTCTCCAGTTGGTTTTGTTGTTCCGCTGGTACCAACCTGATATGTTATAGAGGTCGATGATACTGTTACGGAAGTACCGTTTTTGCCATTAGTACCTGCCTTGGCTACAGCGAAAGAGAACTTCTTATTCATCGTGATACCATCCACCACCACAGGAATAGTAGCCTCGCAAGCTGCTGAAATCGTGGCTGTGGTGGTAAATGTGATCTTAACCTTGGATGTTCCGCTGTTTGCAACGGCTGCGCTGATACCTGTTGGACAAACAATATCTGCTGCTGTTACACTAACTGAGGTACACTGATTGGTTCCGCAGAATGCCACTGCCTCCGTTATACAAGTCTGTCCGGAAGCTACTCCACCAGTTCCACCTACGAATGTGTACGCCTCACTTGTCAGCATGACTGAATACGCGTCGGTTACGTCGATAATCGTCAACTGATCTGCTGCCTTAATTGCCATTTTGAATTCCTTCTTTCTTTAAAAATAAAAAGACCCAACCTCATTACTGTAGGAAGGGTCTGTTTGTTAACGTTTTACTTAAACCATCAATTCACACATAAACGTAATCTTTGTATCTACGTCATCAGGTGATAAAGTAAATGTGAATCCATTATCTCCAAATCGAGAATCTGAAGATGAAATGACTCCAAATGATTCGTCGTCTAGCCTCTGCCATTTCCACTGCAAATACGCCTTGTCGCCGAATACTTGTTTCATAGTAGCGCTGTCTGTTATTCTCTGTTTTCCGTGGTACAGCACAACGGATAAGACAGTAGCCACCTTATCGCTTTTGAACACTGTACCCCTTGAAGACTCTATTCTAAGAAGTGTTGTTATCTCGTCTCGAACTGTATCTATATCGGCTTTGACGTCATTAATGTCGCTTTTTACAGCATCAAGATCAGTCTTTCCAACATTCTGAGTTAGGGTTATTGTGCTGATTTTAGATACTCGTCCATCAGAGATAGTACCGTTATAGTCGAACAACCATCCTACTCTAATGAATGCTGTACCTTCTCGGAATTTATGTGATTCACCATTTTTACCAACACCATTAATGCGTCCAGTTTTGTGTATCCACTCGTCTTTTTTGGTTTTATAACAGTTCAAATAACTAAATGTACCACCATCGCTTTTTTGCGATACGTAGGTTCCTGCAGGATATGTTTTGCCAGTCCATGCTTTTTTAAGTGTTATAGTATTATTCGTTTTATCTATTGCAGATCCGTCATCCCATAGGTTCGAGTAAACGTTTCTTGAATATGTTTCTGGCGGATATGTATATCCTTTAGAATTTGTATAGTTCCAAAATATAACACCTTTTCTATAATCAGGCGTTGTAGTCTCAAATCCAGACACATCTGTGACATGAATAACTGTATCTCCTGGTTTTAAATCTTCCGCTAATGTAGTTAAAGATCCTTTTACGTACATAACATGCATTGACCTTATTTGAATCTTATCCACGTCATAGCAATCGATGTAGTCGTATATTATTGAACTATCATACGAATTTTTTATATAGTAAGAAAGTTCATATATTTGCGAAGGGTCAATAGCTATGAATTCGATCGTACATACTTGACTTCTTCCAGTTACTTTAAAGCATCCTCCAGCATAATACGTATCACTACCGTCATATGTCATAGAAGGAAAATTCGTATTATCACCAAGCATGGCTGTTCCATTTGTTATGAGGTTCTCGCCACGACTTCCTACATAATTTTTAACGTCATTTATAGTAGTTTTCTCGTTAATAGCGGTCTCAACATCTTTTCCACTTGACCCCATTTTGATGCTTCGAGCGGAAATTGCAAGCTTGTAACTTCCGTCAGTATCTTTATAGCATTTCAGGTAGTTACTGCCGTCTCCAAAAGCTATTTGCCCCTCATTATCCATGTAGATTCCACGAGTAGTGTTGTCAACAGAGCTCTTTACTCCTGAGTATATAGAGTTTTCAGTGAGTTTGAATCCACCAATTGTCGCGCCAAAAGCAACCAAGTCGTCAACCGCAATTTTTGTAGCAGTAATAGACTTAGCTTGAATTACCGTACCGTTCAAACTGTTATACTCAGTCTGCTCAGACTCAGTAGTAACACCATCGGTATTAAGTTTGTAATATAGACCATCAGATCCCTTCACGACAAGCTTATCGGCAACGATAGTATTACCCTCAATCAGGTCACCCTTGATGGTAACACCTACCAATTCACCAGTAATCTTACCCTCGCTCACAATCAGGTCTTTGATAATGCCTGAATCGGAGAATATCTTTTCTACCGCTGCCTGATTGATGTTAGTGAAATCAATATTTGCGTACTTCAGATCAGCATCTGTTGCTGACAACTTGTTAGCTTTCAAATCCTCAATGTTTGCTTCTGCTGCTGTTAAGTTTCCTTTAATAGTCGCATTATCCGCAGTCAAGTCATCAATATTCGCCTTGTGAGCATTTAATGTACTGTTAATAGTTGCATTATCCGCCGTCAAATCATCAATATTAGCTTTATGAGCCGTAAGAGTTCCCTCAATAGTAGCGTTCTTGGCCTGAAGATCCTCGATGTCTGCTTTATGAGCCGTAAGTGTATCATTAACCTTAACACTATCAGCGGTTAACTCTTTAATGTTTGCTGTATTGGCGTCGAGCTCTCCTCGAATAATTACATTCTCAGAAACCAGATTGTCAATCCTAGCTCGTTCTGCATTAAGCTCTTTAGTGTCGACTTTATCAGCAATAACAACCTCAAACTCTGATATCTTGCTACCGATCTCCCGAACGTCATCAGTCCTTGCTGCTGGCGATGATATGTTACCAGTAACAGTAGCAGTATGGTTCTTGATCATGACAGTGACTCTCTCATCGGCTTTTGTATCTGTCGTAGAACTTATTGGAGTAAGTAAATCAGAGCCATCAAGCTGTACATACTTTTTACCGTTATACTCCTTCACGGTACCGTAAACAGTAGATTCGTTGTTATCTTTGCTACTGTCATCTTTTGTTGCTTTGACAAACTGAGATATCAATTCACTAGATAGAGCCATGCCAATATCACCTCCATAGTTTCTTAGTAAAGACTGCCTTCTCTGTCACCTGGCATCCAGATGTACATTTAATTGTTTGACTTATTACTTTGGCTTTCATATCGGTTATACCTGCTCTTGTGTAGTTAAGTCTCACACAATCCCCAAGCCTTACCGGGCAATAGCCATGCATATAAGTCACTGTGTATTCAAGGCATGACAAATTACGAAGCAATTGCTCCGCATATTCATCTATCTGCCTTTGAGAAGAGTTTCCGGCTAACTCTGGGTCGGTAACTCTATGTATTATTTCACGCCCTCTATTAACCGTTGAGATAGGGCTATTCTCATCATCATTTACGACTCTTGAGTATAATGTCCCTAAGTTATTTGAATAGACCACTTCTACAACATTTGGAATACCGTATAGATCGTGGTCCATACTAAAATCAGGTAATAGTATAGAGCTGTTATCGTCATTGTAAGTCCATACCGGCTGTAAAGAGGCCGTATCCTGCTTCGGTGTGAAGAGAATACGACCAAGTTCATCCAGCCCATATGAATATTTTGCATTGGCTATCAAATCAATTAAGAATGACAGCCAGGTATCATTTGTGTCCGCCACAAAATCGTAACTCAGTTTAGTGTCGCACTTAGTCTCAATGACAGGAGCTCTCACATGCTCTCGTGTAAGCCTGTATGCGATATCCATGATGTTTTCATCTTTCATCAAGGAGTAACCGAGTGGAGGCGGATTCTCTTTTAATTCGAGTAATGGAGTATAAGCATCCATTGAAACATTACGTATCTTGCCGTTAAAGCTTGATGATGGAGTCTGAACCAAGAAAGTGCCCAAAGGAAACTTCTCGGTAACTCCATTTTGAATTGTAATGAGGTATGCTCGTATATAACATTCTCCAAGTGAATCGGTCACGTCTATACTTGCAGAACCAAGTGTCTCTGCATCAGAATCTCTAGTGATCGAGAAAGACTTGACATTTGTAATCTTTTCTGTGTCTCTCCATGTTATTGGATCGACCACATAATACTCGAATGTCTGCTGCATTGACGCAGACCAATCTGGCATCTTATATACCTCCTTCTACTCTCGTTATGTCCAGCGTTACTGGGATTGTTAAATTGCAATGTGTTTGCTTAAATGAAACGGAGATGTGAGCCCAATAGCCACTGCCACTAGGCTCTCTTACATAAACATCTCCCATCCATATAGCCAATCTACGAAGTGCATACAGCGTCTCACTGTCGTCCTTCTCGATCTCAACATTCCAAGTAGCTGACTCGCCTAATTGCGTTCCGTAATAACTTACTGGATGTCTACGTCCGATATATTTAACAAGTTCAACATCTGAACTATGTTTATCAGACACGTCGATGTTATAAGGCAGTCTCAGCATTGATCCCGCCCAAGTTGGTTCGAATAATTTATCTTCATTTGTTGTGTCAAATGATGACCAGTCTTCTTCCCATTGAATAATTACAGCTTTTTCGTCAACAGAAACACCAGGAACGTCGTAATAGCTTACTGCTCCAGTAGAATCTGTCACCGCAACTATTCTGTATCTCGCAAAGTCTAAGGACGGATGCGGATCTGTTACATATGTGTTGCTAGTGTTATTAAGTCCTGATGCTATTTCTGTAAATGTGCCGTCATACTCTCTTCGATAAACAGACAGGGTTAATCCTTCGATTAATGCATCATTCTCGTCGAGACAATACGGTCTTATGCTTGCTGTCAAATCATTATTATCAATAATTATCTCAGCATTTGGCGCATACTGATCATCTTCCCATGCTACCTTAAACTCAGCCGTGTCTTCGGCAGACAGACCAGAATTCATAGTAACTGTGCAGGTAACTGTATAAGTGACATTGTTCTCCAAGTCAATGTTACCAGCAGAGAGTTCGACCAATAGCTGCTCGTTCGTATCAAAGTTCTTAGAGTAAACCTCTTCTCCCTTATTTACGAGTTTTGGATTACCATCACGATCCACTGTTTCATAAGCTTCTCCAGACGTTATAGCCACATGATACCCGATAGGTGTCTGCGAGCTTGGTCCGGCTTCACCGCGAATATAAAGCGGGAATGTCGTGAGGTTTTCAATAAGTGTACCTGCCGAATCGGTCAAGTTAATTGACATTGTGGGAGGAACATAAATATCAATGGTTCGCTGAACAGACCAATCGCCGTATTCCTTGGTGATACCGGCAGTTCTAACTCTCCATTTAATTGTTGTTCCTTCATTAAAAGTCGAAGTATCAATTGAATATACGCTCGTTGTTTCTTCTTCGTCTTCTGGCGTCTCTTTTTTTATTGTATGAGTCTCTTTGACTCCGTTGATATATAACTCCAGATCAGCATATGTCTGATTTGACGAATCTTCAGCATTGTGAACCCAGTATAAGTTCAACGGATCGCCTGTGATTGCTGTTGTGGTAGATGACCAAGTGGTTGGGGCAGACGGAGGTTTACCGATAGTAACCGATTTAACTGCTGTCCACCCTGATTTACCACTGTCATTTACTGCTCTTACTCTGAAGAAATATTCCTGTCCAGTTTCAAGACCGGTTTTCTCGTAGTGTGTAAATTCAACATTACTTATTGTTGTGGTCTGATCAGAACCATCAAAATAGCTCTTCTTTGCTGCATATTCAATGTCATAGCTTGTAGCATTTGCTACCTTTGACCAAGCTAAATAGACCGAGGTCTTCGAATTGGCTCGGCATGTTGTTATACCAGAGGGTTTGGACGGTACAGTCTCAGAGTTGCTTGAATAATCAGACCAATCGCTGTACTTTCCGTCCTTAACTGATCTAGCACGAACTTTATACTTCGAACCGGCAGTAACGGAACAAGAGTATGAAGCATGCGCTGTTACTATTTTTGCTTTGCCAGTCTTAAATACTTTCTTGTCATCCTTGACGATCTGGAACTGAATCTCAGTAGCATTTACATCAAGGTTGTCAAGAGTTGCTGTTAACTTGTAATTTTTGATCTCCACACTCGGTGCTGATGGAGCTACAGGAGGGGTGTTGCTCATGTTAAAGATCTTCTCAGTAGACCAGTTACCAGTCCAATAAGAGACCTCTTTCTTGTTAACGGTGTGCTTAGTCGAAATGGCCTTAACCTTAAACTTAACTCGCTTAGCATTTGACGGGGCACTATACGTACTCTGTTTATAGTCACTCGTGCCGTCGTTACCTACGAACCATACCTTATTACCGGTATCGTAATACCACATAACTTTATAGTTGTCAGTATGACTCTTATCCCAAGACCAAGTTGCGAATATTGTCGCGTCGGTTCCCGCCTGCACGCCGAAATACTGAATGGTCGGTTTGTTAGAAGTGTTTTTCTTCTTTGTAGTCGACCCGCTTGAGCCGCCAGAAGAACTTCCGCTGATATCCAGATTAAGAACCTGTCCTGGATGAATAACAGGGTTACTCTCCGATATATTATTTACCTTTGCGAGCGCCTTCCATTTCAGACCGCTTCCGAGTTTCTCTTCGGCTATGGTCCAAAGACAATCGCCCTTTTTGACAGTATAGGTAGCCATTTACACCCTCCTTTCTATTCGTGCTGCTCTTACCAGAGACTGAACAGCATCTGTAATATTGCTTCCATCATCGTAAGTGATTCCATCGATGACGTACGAATTTCCTCCAACATTCTCAAGATTCTTGTTGAGTTTGTTAATAGCGGAAATAACATCATCATTTGCTCCATTTTGAAGTGAAGCATTCATCATAGAATCTATGGCTCCAACGTTCGACAAAAGACCGATTGACGGATTTATGCCAAACATGCCATTGATTGTGTCAGCACTTGACTTAACATTGCTAAGGTCAACAACAGGACGAATTGTCGGCTGACTATCGATGCTAGTATCCATCATATCTGAGATTCTGGAAACCGCTTTAGATATAGTGTTTGTCGCTGTTTCACCCATGCTATAACCGGCACTGTAGACAGATTTATTCATCTTCTCAATACCAATTACCAGACCTTCGCCAAGCCATTTACCGTACTGAATTGTAAGTTTCGATGGTGAGTTAGACTTCTGACCATCTTTCTCACCCTGTGCTGCTTTTTGACCCAGGGCATAACCTGCATCATAAGCCGCCTGCTCTTTTGATTGAATACCGAGCACAAGACCCGCACCAAAGTAAGTTCCTTGGTTGTAGAAAACCGTATACTGACTTGAGATTGCTGAACATGCACTAGATACCGCAGTTCTTACGGCAGTAGTAACTGAACCAGTCTTCTGACTAATTCCCTTAGCAAGATTGCTCATTAGTTTAGTGCCGGCGGTTGCAAAAGCAGATTGCTTAGATTCGACACCCTTTATTGCATCCTGAACCGCCTTGGATGAGGCGGTCTTAACCTTACCGCTATTAAGCGTAAATCCTCTGACCAAGTTATCAATCATGCCTTTAGCTGCATTAACTGCCTTGACATTAGCACCCTTAAATGCATTGATGAAATTATCAACACTTGATTTACTTATCTTTTTAAGCGAACTATTGAATGTATCTATGACAGAGAAATCCGTATTTTTCATATCAGCCAATGCGTGTAGTATCTGTCTCAATGCCGTTACAGAAGCAGTGGCCTGATTTGTGTCTATTCCGGCTACAGACATAGAGAAAGCCTTGAGCTTCTTACCAAGATCGGTTAGATTTTCAGGCAATACATTTACGTCAGAATAATCTATACCATTAAGGTACTTGATCATGTTGGCAACTTTCTTTATAGAATTAACAGATCCTTCAATCGTGTACTGATTTACTTCTTTTACTTCGGATGAATAAGCGTTAAGGCTCGTTCCTAGAGTTATAAGTGCATCGGGGAAGTCCTTGACCTCATCGTAATCATGATCATCAAGCCATTCTGCCAGCTTCACTAATGACTTAGCGGCCTTAACGGAAGCATCTATCGCTTCGCCATTAATTCCAGTTCCTGTTGTAATAGAGGTTGAATATCCGTGTAGGCTCGTTCCGAATGACTCAAGTTCATCACCGAAATTACCGAGGCTTTGCTCGCCAGTCAAACTCTGCCAGAATCCATCGTCTTTTGGTAACTCGTTAGCCAAATCAACCAGTGCCGTTGCTGCCTTAGAAGCAGTCTTTATCGATTCTATATCAAGACCCTCTACCGAAGAAGAAAATTTCTTGATGCTATCACCGAATAACTCAAGCTCATCACCAAAATTAGCTATACTTTGTTCACCGACCAAAGACTGCCAGAAACCGTCTTCTTTAGGAAGTGTATTAGCCACATCAACAAGTGCCTGTGCCGCATCTGCCGCACCTCTTATTGATTCGGTATCGATTCCTTCCACTGATGCCGCAAACTTTTTGAGTCCATCACCAAAGTCAGGCAATTTATCACCGAATGATGCTATACTCTGCTCACCACAGATCTTCTGTAACCATCCATCTTCTCCTGGTAGAGCATTAGCCACACTAACAAGCGCTTGTGCTGCATCCGCTGCATTACGTATAGCCTCCGTGTCAACACCCTGAACGGAATCACCAAACGCTTTAAGACCTTCACCAAATGGTGCTAATTGCTCTCCAAAATCAGCCAACGAATGACTTCCGGAAATAAAAGATGTTATTTGATCAACCAGATTAGCTGCGGTGAGAACCAACAGTGCGTCAGCAAGAGTTTTCACACCCTCCATAGCGGTTGGATCTATACCCTTTGCTCCCTCAATGAATCCAGCACAATTTGTCATGAAATTGGACAGGTCTGTTCCGAGATCGCCTAGCGAAGAGCCAAGTGATATGATTGATGCTATGCCTTCTATAAATTCAGCAGCACCTAATGCTATTACAGCACCAGCAAGTATTCCGGCACCTTCAATAACACTAGAGTCTACATTCTTTGCGCCTTCGATAAATCCTTCGGCATTAGTCATGAATGCGGATATATCACTACCAATTTGAGGGAGTGATGCTGTTATTCCTTCCGCAATACCGCCTACAATACCACCAACAAATTTACCGATGGCTGTACCGAGATCTTGAAGTAAATTTCCTCCTTCGTTTATCAGCCAATCCAATCCTGGTATCTGAGCAATAGCTCCAATCGCTGCTACCACACCAGTAAGCTCCGCTATAACTGCACCCATTGCTAATACTCCGGCCATCGCTCCAGGAGCAATAGTGGCTAAACCGGATAACGCATACATAAGAGTTGCAAGTAATCCTGCACCAACGATCATCTCAGTCAAAGCACCGCTGTCCATACTACCTATGGCCTGTACTATTCCTTGGAAGAAAGAACCTATGAGATCCATTGCAGCGCCTATCAAGTCAGGCATCCTGTTAGCAATTCCCTCTATGACAAGGATAAGCAAACTCATAAGCTTATCTATAATTGGAGGAGCATATTCAACAAGGGATGCCAATAATTGGTCGATAAGATTTAGAATGCAATCCACAAGCGGCATTGCACATTCATTGATAACACTGATCAATTCAAGAATTAGTACTTTAACAGCTTCACCGATAGCCGGTGCTGCTTCAATGATTGCGTTACAAAATGCAACTATAGCATCTCCTAATTTTTCAATAAGTATGATGATACAGTCTGCTATTGCTACTGTAAGTACCGTTAAGCCAGCTGCTATTGCCGTTGCTCCTGCCGATAAAGCAGTTGCTAAGGCTGTTATTCCTACAGCGGCTAACGTTAAACCAGCACCTAAAGCAAGAACACCTACACCTATAAGTACAAATGCTGCTGCGAGTCCCAAGATTGCTGGAACTAATGGTCCAAGAACTGCACCTGCGATGCCGAGAATTGCGAAAGCTGCGGCTATGGTAATCAATCCCTTAGCGATTGCAGACCACTTCATGCTTCCCAGTGCTTTCAGAGTTGGAGTAAATACAGCAAGAGCAGATGCCATGATAAGTAAAGCAACAGACGATCCTATGATTCCACTCGAAAGCCCGGTCAGTAATGCGAAGCCTGCGGCAAGAGCCAAAATGCCTCCGATAGCTGCACCAGCTTTACCTAAAGACTCCCAATCCATAGAACCAAATTTCTTACATATATCCGCAAATATCTCCATTGCTGTGGCAATAATGGTAAGACTAACAACCGAGCCAAACATCTTGCTAGACATTCCGGCCAGTAATGCAAAGCCTGCGGCAAGAGCCAATATTCCAGCCATTGCTGCTCCAGACTTAGCGAGAGCCATCCATTTAATTTCACCAAATTTCTTGCAGACATTAGCAAATATCTCCATTGCTGCTCCAATGATAACGAGAGCTACAGAGCTACGCATCATTTTCTTCGCCATACCAGCGAGTTTAGCGAAACCTGAAGCCAGAATTAGTATTCCTCCAATAGCCGCACCGGCCTTAGCTAAATCACCCCAATCTAAGCTTCCGAATTTCTTGCATACATCAGCAAATATCTCCATTGCGGCACCAATAAGTACCAAAGAAAGAGCTGAGCTCAGCATTTTCTTAGGCTTGATCAGTTTAAGCAACGCCTGGAAGCCCACAAATTCAAGTAATATTGCCCCTATTCCGACAACGCCTTTTGCTAAGTCCTCCCAACCAAGTTCGGACATATCTTTGCATACCGAAGTTAGGATTTTTAAAGCAGCAGCTATAAGTATCATCGGAACTCCGACACCTTTTATTTTTCCGCCAAATTTAGAGAGAAGAATTGCTGCTCCGACTACTTCCCCAAGCATAACAGTAACGCCGACAAGTCCTTTTACGAGTTCTTCCCAACTTAAATCTGAGATTTTCTTGAGAGCCGCAGCCAGAATAAGAACAGACAAAGATATACTTATCATAGCGGTGCACGCTTTTGTTACACCTTTAAAATCTCCGCCGAATTTAGTGAACAGAGCCATTGAGCCAACAAGTTCACCAAATAGCATTGTTATTGCACCTATTGCCTGCGATAGTTTATCGCTATCAATAAATGACAGTACAAGAATAGCGCCTACTAGAATAGCAATTGCGGTTGCGATCTTCATAAGTGTTCCAGCTTTTAACTGAGTCTGATAAGCTTCGAAACATCCTTTTACTTCGTCAAGAATTCCGATCGCACTATCCTTGAAACTTGAAACTGATTTGGTAATATCAGAGAAGCCTTTGACAAATTTGGCAATGGCTACACCAATACCGCCAAGGAGCAACGAGTTAACAAAATCAAAGAATCCATCGAAATTCGCATTGCCGAGTTTATCTATAAGTCCACCTGTTAATGTTCCGAGAACTTTTGCAAGCCCAGATCCTACCTTCTTGATAAGACCCCACAATGTTTCCAAGAGCTTTAAGAAATCACAATTATCAAAAGCCGAACCTATAGCGTCCAATGCCTTGACTATTCCGGCTTTCATGGTGTCCGCCACACCACTAAGTGATGACATTCGCTCTTTAACCCTACCGAGAAGATTCTGAAGTGCCTCAAAACTGGTTAACTCGAATCTTTCTTTGATTGCGCCTATAAATGACTTTATCGCGTTGGCAACAAACTTTACAACGCCAACTATTCCTTGCACACATTTGTTAAATATGTCGGTCTTTTTTATCGTCTCATCAAGTTTAACAAGCCAATCTCCGATACTTCCAGTTACAGATAAAATACCGCCACCAAGATCGTCGAGACCTGAAAACAAAGAGAGTACTGGTTTGAGTATTGCCACAAACAACTGCTTAACGATATCCAGTACCGCAAATAAGCCTTTGAATGTGGATTTGAGATTGGCGGATGCCTTATCACCAAGTATTAACTTCTCGGTGAAATTTTTAAGACCTTCTGTCAGAGTGAATAACTGCTTTGACGTTATTGGAGGGAAAATCTCTCTGAAAGCTTCTTTAATCGGCTTAACGACAGAAACTATAGCTTCAAATATATTCTTAAAAGATTCGAGTAGGTCCTCTCGTCCTCCAAGATCGGCCCATCCCTGCAACATATTATTACGAGCTTCAGCAGAAGAGTTAATAATCTCACTGAATACATCAGACACGCTTGTCCATAATTCTTTTGCTTCTTCGAAGTCACCAATCAAGATTTCCCATGTTTGAGTCCATCCAGACTGAGCTGCTTCCTTCAAGGTATCCATTAGCTGTGTGAAAGTTTTAACTTTCGTAGCCGCATCATTGGCGGTTTTACCAAGTTTCTGAATCTCTGCAATCTGCTTATCTGTGTAGCCCATTGACTTGAGCTGCTCTTCGGTCAAATCTCCTGTAAATTTGGCAAGTGTTTCTGTAAGAATCTCAGAACTAAGCCATCCATTTTGAAGTGTTTCACGGAATGAGCCTTCTTTCTTTATCATGTCGTCGATAGCAATTCCATGAACACGAGCTGTCTCTTTCAGAGCATCCTGAAATACCTGACCGCCCATTCCAGCATTAACAACTGAGTTCCAATCCTGTAATTTCACCTGACCTGCGGCCAACGCCTGAGAAAGCTGATACATCGCAGTGGATGCCTGGTTGGAAGTAGAGCCCGATACAGCCGCTAAGTTAGCAATACCCTTGATCGCGGAAACTGATGTATCCAGATCAACGCCTGCTGCCGTGAAAGTACCGATATTACGAGTCATTTCAGTGAAGTTATAAATCGTCATATCGGCGTAATGGTTCAACTCATCCAACGCATCATTAACCTGATCAAGGGTTGTTCCTTTACTCTGAGTATTGGCCAGTATTGTCTGAACAGCGTTGATCTGTGTTTCATACTCGTCAAGACCCGTTTTAATTGGGTCTATTGTAAATGCGGAAACAAGCCTCTTACCAGCATTAACGGCCGAATTAGTAATGTTAGCAAGGGTGGTTACTGCCATAACTTCCAAAGCCGAGAATTTAGCCTTTACTGTTTCAACACCATTTCCTAAAACTGACATGTCAATTTTATTGGCTGTTGAACTAATATTCTCTAAACCTTTAGCGGCCCCAGTCAAGTTCAGACTACTCTTTAGCTTATCAAGCGTGGACATACTTGTTTTGACATTAGACTCAAACTGCCTATTGTCAAACCGCATTTCGACGACTTTTTCATCTATAGTTGTACTCATACCTTAGTAACCTCCTTCCAGGCTTGTTCTGCGATCTTGTCAAAAATAGGCTGAATTGCAGGATTGATGTAATCTCTTCCCTGAACCCAACCTCCTGTTCCGGTTCCATGACCATACTGTAAAATAATGGCTATTGGAACTCCCTTGTTAATGTTTGAATTCTTAAATGAAATCTTTGCAGCTTTACCGTTATTCTCGATTTCGTAGTACCAAGAATTAGCTGTTTTACCAGATTCCACTGGCGTAGCAGACACAAGGGCGGCCACGCCTTCTCTTCCGTACCTATCCAGGTCGCCTAACTTTACGGCCTCTTTGACTCTTTCTAGGTATCTGGTTAGCTTAGAAAAGTCACCCTTTTGTCTGAACGCTATCATTTTGAATTTTCTCCTTACTTTTTGATCTTCAGCTTCTGACCAGCATAGATGACATTAGCATTCTTGATGTTATTGTCTTTTGCGATCTTGCTGACTGCGGTTCCATACTTATCAGCAATTGCGCTGAGTGTATCACCGCGTTTTACTGTATATGTAACAGTTTTAGATTCGGGCTTTTTAGTCGTTGTAGTCGTCTTGTCATTCTTCTTGCCGGAAGAGGATTTCTTATAACCATTACAACCTGCTTCGACGATCTTTTTATGATAGTCAATTGTAGTTTTATTGCAGTCAACGTCACCATTGCAACCGCTTATACGACCAGTAAATGAATACTGATGAACTCCATACTTTATGGATGGCGTTGCAGATGTATTCGCGCACCAAATAGCATAGCGATTTCTTGTGGACTCAGGAACTGACTTCAAGAATGCCTCGTATGAGTAAAGGGCGCAGAAATAACCAGCCTTCTCGACAACATCGATGAATGCCTTAATAATCCTAGCCTTTGATGCAGAAGTAAGTCTTGCCTGTTCCGCCTCTTCAATGTCAAGAGCCACAAAGTAAGGAATTGGTTTCACCTTATTTAGAAGCGCTACAAATCCTTCGGCTTCCTGCTTTGCTGCTGCGGTAGTTGTTGCATACATGTAATGATATACACCGAAATCAAGTCCAGCGGACCTGGCATTCTTGACATTTACGTCGAATCTTGAATCTTTCTGATTAGGAAACGCCTTGACATTTCCGTACGAACTCTGGATAATGGCAAAATCGATTCCAGAAGCTTTAACCTTCTTCATATCAACATTTCCATTCCAACGAGAAAGGTCGATTCCTTTATATGTCTTAGCCACGTTCGCTCATCTCCTTCTTTATTTTTGCAATAGCATCAGCATTATCTGATTCGAACTTTTTAGCAACATCTTCCGTAACTCCAAGAACTTCAGATACGTGTTTAGCATCGAATCCCATAGCAAATGCCCTACAAACTTCGTTTCTTTCTTCGTTTGACATAGTAATACCTCCTTTGAGATACTTATCCATTAGAATTAAGCTGCTTTCTTCGAGCAGCATTTAGAGCCGCATTTTGGCTCATTATTGACCTCTTACTCATTTTCTTCGGCGGCGTGTTCTTCACGTTACAAACCCTAATCAAAGTAAGCAGACGATTTAAATGCCATTTCTGACATTCGAATGGAATATTCAAAGTAATCATCCAATAATAAATAAGCTCCGAAGTAACTACTTCACGATTCATTCTAGAATTTACATTCTTAGTAAAAACTGTAGCAGTCATCGGAGCCTCAATATACCTATTAATCTCTTCGATGTTGTCGTTTGTAATATTTTTATACACATCTGGGTTTACGTTTTGAGTAAGCGTCATGCACTTTATATAATCCAAAGTTTCTTCAACCGTTTTTGGTTGTTTACCTAGAAACGCTTTATTCCATTTGGATTCCCATTTTGAAAGAGAGACAAGAGAATGCTCCAATAGCAGTTTCTGTTCTTTAAATTGGATGAACTCCTGCTTTCTTTCATCCCACAGCTCATTAGCCGGTATCGTTATTGGGAGCATTTCTCAAACCCCCTTATTGTTTTCAAAGTTAGTTTGTGTTTGACGTGATCTTAGGAGTTGCATTATTGGTTGCTTCCGCAGGAAGAATACCGGTAACAAACTTTGAAGCCGCTTCAGCATTAGTAGCAAGTTCCACAAACAACTGCGAATATGCTTCAGTCTGCACGAACGCATCTCGAATCTCGTCATTCTTGATGAATCTCTTACCATCAAGGCTCTTTTCACCATAAGCCTTAAGAATAAGATCCTTGAAAATCTTAATGAGTGATGGAGCATCCTGAGCCTTGACAATCTTCTGAATCATCTCAGCAAAGCCACCTTCTGTACCCATTTCCATCTCAATAACCTCAGCTTTAGTAAGGTTAAAATAAAAGTCTTCTGTTCTTTCAACGCCGTTAAAATCAGCGTAAGTAATAGTTTTCTTAAGCATAAAAATTTCTCCTTTCAAATAAAAAAAAATAAAGTCGCCAGCCTAACTGAATACGACTTTACTACGATTAAAAATGTTTGGCTTATGATGCAGCCATAAGTGTTGCAATCTCATTAGGAAGTGGGAGACGAGCATCTGCTTCTTCACTGCCATAGAGAATCTTCTCAAGAGCTTCGAGCTTTGTAGGATCAGCTTTTGTAGAATCAATAGTGATCGATGCAGTAGGCTTGAATCCATCAACGGATACCGGTGTTGTCGAGATCTCCCATGAGAATGTTATGGCTTCTGGGCTATCGTTGATTGTAGCGTAAGCCTTCTCAGACGGAGCCGCCATAGCGCCGTAGATGATGTGAAGTTTGTAACCGTAGTCATTTCCATCAACGTCGTTACCAAGAACCGTACGATAGCAAAGACCGAATGCTTTACGCTTCTGCTGACCGATAGCAACGCCTTTAGCGAGTTCTGCTGATCCGTCGCACTCAGCGAATTCATCCGGATACGTATAAGCCTCAATTGTAGCTGCAAATTCCTCAGCAGACATAAGATTGAGATACTTGATGTCATCCGCATAAAGTGCTGTCGCTTCTGCTCCTGACGGGCTTTCTGTAACTGCCGTAAGACCGTTCCATGCAACACCCATAGGGTATGTACCGCCTGTAGCCTGTGGATAAACCACGCCCATCTTTACGCCTGTTTCATACAGACGTTCATTAGTCTGATCCCAAACAAGTTTCTTACTAGCCATTGTTTTTTGGCCTCCTTTTTAATAGTATAGTGTGAACACAAAATGATTAAGATTATCGGAGGCGTATGCCCTGTCAAAGCTGCACATAGGCATGTTCAATATTATGTCAGCGTATGAACTTTCCGGATCTTTATCAATCAGTGTTACGTTATAACAATCCGACTTCTTGTAAATCGAATTATTAGCAAAATTTGTATTAATGTTATCCAACGAGTAAACTATCGCTGGATATTTTATTTTTACTGATTCGGGAGGTTGAAAATACACATTCTTTGACCCGAGTATTCTTTCAAGCTCGGTCTGTAGTTTAAGTCTACTCTCCATTGTACAAACCTCCCAGACTCAGTATTAATCTAGGGTACTGAACTTCCACATTAGTAATCTTCCATTTAGTACCCATAAATTCTGCATAACGCATAGCATGGAAACTATTCATGGCGTATGGATCAGAGATAATACTAAGTTCGTTATTGATATTAATATCATCATTAACCTGACTCGCTGCTTGGAGTCTTCTACTATTTCGAGTCATATCGCCGTAATAGTTACGCTCGACAATGACTTCTTCCCATATGCCAGGTCTAGTTTCGGACGTTACAGCATATCCAATCTTTCCGAACCACTTAGCCATGATTAACCTCCATTTTGAATTTTATTAGCCTTTAGCTGACTGATCTTCTGTGGTTTCAGATGCAGCTTCAGCTACTGGCTCTTCGATAGCAATAGCAGAGTAAACTCTTGTAAGTGCGCCAGAACATCTTGTCTCGAGAAGGGACTTCTCCTGGTTGAAATCGATATCAAACTGTGTGAAGTGTGTTACTTCGCCACCCTTTGTAGCACCGAGAGAATAGTCGGCAAGATTAACAATAATACCGAGAAGTTTCTTCTTCTTAGAATCAGATGTTGTTCTTGTCTTGCCCTCAAACTGCTCAGCTGTATAGATGTTACCTACGTTAAGTGCAGAAGCAAGTTCAGCCTTTGAAGAGTAAATTCTTCTACCGTTCATATCACGAGCAAGAAGCATAACATTAAGCATATGCGGAGTCATGAAGAAGTCCGGTGTGCCACTGCCCTTGTAGTTCTCTCTTGCATAAAGAACTGTGTTGATAAGAGCCTCTGCATAGATGTAGTTCTCTCCGAAGCTTGCACCTGTGCCTGTACCCTGAAGCTCTGTCTTAGCCTTATTAATATCGAGATCAACGTGAATTGTATACAGATCATCGTCTGTCCAGATAGGTCTAATCTTGTCTGGAGCGATCTTATCATCTGCACCCTCATCACGACTGTCGCCGAGCATAATTGCTGTTGCAAGTTCCTCGTTGAGCATCATCTTGTCGATGTTGTAGAGATACTGTACATAGTCGAAATCTGTGATGTCGATAATGTCATCTCTGTGAAGAGCATTCTTTACATAGATTGTCTGTGGATCAGTTGTTCTTCTTACAAGCTTGAAGTTGCCTGTGAGAGCCTTCTGCTTACCCTTCTTGTAGCCCTTTGCTCTGAGCTCGTCGATCTTTCTGATATCAACCTGTCCAGTTCTGATTCTTGAGATTGGACTCTTATGTACCTTGCTCATAACAACAGAGATCCAGCCCTGGTCATTTGTAAGAAGTTCTGGAGCGCCAGGTCTTACATCCTGATACTCAGGGAAGAGAGTTGTTACGTTGCCGTCACCAGTCTGTACAAAACCGCTGCTTACAGCATCATGCTGAAGCTGATTGTCCTGTGCGTAAATTTCAAGTGCTGTCTGGAATGTACCTACCTGAGATGTCTTAGCCATAGCTACGATACTTTCCTGATCAGCATGGCTGAGTACGCCGCCCTTCTGAGTATCCTCCTGATCAAATACATTGTGTTTCATTTCGTTTCCTCCTTCATCATCTTCGTCATCGGAATCGCCGCCATCTTTGAGCGCCTGTCCGATCATTGCGTAGACTACTGTCTTCTGTTTTTCATTAAGTGTGTTGAACACGTCAGCAACTGTTTCTTCTCCCTCATCGGGCTCAGTTGTCTTCTTCTCTGACTCGTCTGCCATTTCTTTTTCCTCCTTTTTAGAATCGGCGGAATGGATCATGATGTTCTCATTCCAACTTGCTTCCAGCGATTCAATAGCCTCTTCCGATCCGTCTTCGCTATGTGCCATGACAGTATCTATGTATGCACCAGGATTAGCTCCTGCCAACACCAGGCTAAGTTCACGAATTACGCCGTGAATAACATCGCCGCCTACCTGTTTAAGCTTGTTTGCGTAAATGGACAGTGACGCTACATCGCCGTGCTGAACAAGTTCTTTTGCTGCCTGTCCTGATTCTGTATTATTAAAAGAGCAATATGCATATACTCCTTCATCACGATTCTCAAGAAGAGCATGACCAAGAACATTGTTTACATCATTATGCTGGTGGTTATAAACGAGTGGTACTGTCTGTCCATCGTTATCTTTGAACGCATCTTTCCTGATGGTTCTGCCATCTGCGCACAGTAGATCATTTCTAGTGGCCCATCCACTAAAATCAAAATTATCCATTTTGAATATTTCCTCCTTCTTTAAGTAATTGATTATCAGAAGATTCTGAATTCTCTTCTGTTGGCTGACTTATGTTGCTGTTTATCAACTGATCAGCCTTAGGATCATCGGATGGTTTCATTCCGACAATCTGTCTAATTTCATTAGAGGTCATAATCTCGTTACGTGTAAACTTATCTGCTATCTCTGCGATGTCATTTACTGGAACGAGCTTAAATGGATCTCTAAAGAATGTTATTGTCTGTCCCTTAGTACGAGCAGTCTTCGTTAAGAACTTACGCTTCATCTCATCAACAATGGCTGAGATTATTGGCTCTATTGTTCTATTATTGTAGTTAAGCATTGTCTTCTCATCTGCTGTACCATCGAGAACACTTTGAGTAATTCCTAACTGGCTATAAAGCATACTCGTCAGGTACTCAATTTGTTTCATCAGATTGTTTTCAACAGAACGATTTAACTGGGTGATACGCTCAGTACCATCCGTATAAGCTATTCCATACTTAGAACCGGCCAATTGATTCTCGATGTCCTTACGTCTGTTCTCTGCCCGATCTCTTCTTGCCTGTGTCTTAATTACATATGGTAACTGAATAATTAGATCCAATTTGCCAGATGCGGTATGTTCATCAGTTATATCGTTCAAGCTAAGTTTTCTCATCAGACGCTGCATAGTGGAGTTTGGCTCATTGATAACGGCATATAGAGGATTCTCGATTATAGCAACCATTTTCTTTGGAAGTATAATATCCTCTTTCTTGCCGATTCTATCATTGTAAACACGCACTTTAACATGCTCTGGATACCAATCCAAAATCTTGCCAGTACGCATTGATAAAATATCAATTGAAGATGTATTTGTAGGGTTTACTGCCGTATCCACCGGGACAATAGCAACACAACCCTCATCAAGCATAGACATTACGACATCCTGTATGAATGAACGTCCTGTCTGATCAATATTCGCCTCGAGATTCAAACAAGAATTAAGATTTGAGTCAATTGTCTCAACATATCTTTCATTCTCATCCAGCTTGCAATGTTTGATGGCTATCGCTGATACATCCATAGCAATTCTGTTGAAAACAGCAGTAGCAATAGACCGATCATTTCCTCTAGTAAGTCGAACCCTATCTGGTCGATACGAGTAACTCATACCAAGGTTTGTATACCCATAAGTAGGGTCTCTATTTCTGAATGCATTCCAGCCATGCTGGAGTCTTTCAAAAAATCCCATTTCGAATTTCCTCCATTCGTTAAAACAAAAAAGAGATAACTCGTATCTCAAAGTTACCTCTTTTTGCTAATAATATGTTTCCAAAGTAGCGGTATGATTTCAATCTTTTTGTGTCTTGGCATCATGACCGTAGGAATAAAACTATAATCACGAAGTAATTCCATTTTGTTATTATAGCCATTATTCATAGCAAGGATGTCCAGCACACCAAAATGATATGTTCCTTTCACACTACACCATCTCCTTTCATTAAAGAGCATGTAACGATTGCGAATCAAAAATATTTATCTGTATTTATTTGATTTTGTGATCTTTAGTATCTCTTTATCGGAGAGTTTAGAATTAGGATGCTCATCCAGATACTTTTCTATTGCTTTTCTATCTGAAACACTTTTTGCTGCGACTATAATCGATGCATTTCTCACTGTTGTTTTACCAAAGTTTTTACCGAGCATACCAATTAAATATTTCGTGAGATTACTGTCAATTTCTGCTTCTGATAATTTCGTACTTCCAACTTTCTCCCATTTATCTTTTCCGAAGAAAATCGTAGGACTCTTTGAAATGGACTTATAGCCACTGTATCGAGTGTCATTTATATCCAATATAGCGTTATATCCCTGTTTCTCCAATGCTGAATAGAATTGCTTATGTATTCCTTTGCTCTGAAATTGTGGGGTGGCTAATGCCCGGTTAAACCTATCATAGAATAATTTAGGATTTGTTTTAAGTAGTTTATCAGCATCATTTCCATATGCTGTTGATTTGATGGTTTCAATAACATCTTTTTTAAAATTAGGATCTGCGTTCATCTTATCATAAAATATTTTCCTAGCATTATTGACAGATGCCCTCTTAACATCTTTGGTGATCTTAATCTTGTTGTTATATATACCATCGTACATTTGACCTGGAGTATTTTTAGCAAATCTTCTTTTTTCATTAGGATACAGCGATCCATACACTTTTTTGTCGTGGCGATTTATAGCTGCAAAGAACGGTGTATCATTAAAATCTGTTTTGCCATTAGCATTAATATTTTGAATTGACTTTCCGGACTTTATGATCTTATCACAATAATCTTGGCCAATTCTTGTTGCTGCTTTTTTCGCAATTACGGCAACTGAGACAGTTGCAACTGAACCGACAATAAGCTCTGTTTTCATTCTCGACTTAGCGGCAACTTCCGCGGCATGTTGAGAGTAACCCTTTTCAATATATTTTTGAACAAGCTTGCTCTTATGCTTTTGTATAAGATTCTGCTTTCCTTCGCCATTATCGTCCGAATACCTCTTCTTTCCGGCACCGGTCAAAGTTCCGTCATCGTTCTGATAACGACGAACGCCCCATTTCATACCCTTTATACCATGGTGATAAAGTTCGCTTTCGTATGCGTACAAAGAATAACACCTCCTTATTCGAAGGCTTCTCGATTGAGTTTAAATGCTACAAATGCATCCATCATAGCAGCGACCGCATCGATTTTAGCCTCATAACGTTTCTTATAAAGTTTACGGTTTCCGTTTGTATCTTCGAGAGTTATACAGTTACCCATAGCGAAACACATGAGCTCTTCATCAAACAGAAGTAATCTATCTTCTGCAAGCTTCTTCAACTCACCGAGTGGAACCGATTCGGTTCTTGCGCCTTGAATTACTTTCTCTATACCAAATGGACCGTTTTCTCTTTCCCATCTCTCAACGAATTCTCTTGCGTTGTATGGGTCAAATCCAAAACATCTGACATCATATTCGAGCTTCGCTATATGATTATCCAGATCCTCGTAAACTTCCATCATATCCAATACGGTTCCCTCAAGAACTATCAAGCTACCTTCCTGTATGAAATGATCATACTTGATACGCATGGCAGACGGTAGTTTAGCAAGAGTTGTCGAGGTTATGTAGTTCCTTGTCTTTATACCAAAAGCTCCTCCAGATAAAGGGAACATGAACGTAAATGCGCAGAAGTCATCGCCCTGTGAAAGATCCGCTCCAAGAGCGCAAGGCATTCCCCAGTAGTCTCTTTTTCGACTTGGAAGTGTCTCTTCATACGTGAAGTAGTATGTATAACCCTCCATAGGTATACCGAATCGTTTTGCCAATATATCGTTTCTGGTTGCAGGGGCTTTTTCTGCTCTCTCAACATCGAGCTGATATGTTTCATATGTAACCGTTTTACCGAGATTGGGGTTCGCCTTTAACCACATCTCAGGATCATTTACTTCATCAATGGAATCCAACTTGTAATACCATATGGACACGTGTGGGTTGATGTAATCTCCTCTGAGGATGTCCATTAACTCCATTTTGATTGTATCGCCGCTTCCATTACGAACTGTACCTTCGGAGCTTGTTGCTACTATAAGATAATCGTCATTCTTGGAAGCACCCTGCTCAATAGCACCGATAACATCCTCTCGAACATCTCCAGAAAGCCATTCGTCGACTGTCGCAATCTTACATCGCAATCCCTGAAGCTTATCAATGCTCATAGGTCTTATCTCAAGCAAAGAACCTGTCAAGAAATTCTCAACACCCTTCTTTGTGGATGCCAGTTTCATTCGATTTGCTTTTGAACCGGTGGTATTTTGGAGTGATCCCTCGGTAAGAAATTTAAACAGAGGTCCTCTTGCTCTGGTTATAGCGGTTCGAATCGGAGACATTACCTCTTCGGCCAGTTTCATTGTTGGCGCTGTTGTAATCTGATGTGTAGTTGATGTATCAACATTCAAAAAGTAATTCTGTATACAAGAACTATACATAGATTTAGCTGCACCTCTGGCTACGATAAGATACTGCTTGTTAACAAGTCTCTTCTTGATAGATTTCTTGACATAATGTCCACCGTGACCATTTTCTGATGGAACATAAATACTACGCTCAACAAAGTAGTACCAACCAAATATTTGCTCGGCCCATAATTTAAATGAATCAAGCAATTTCAGATCCTCACCGTCAGTCAATGTTAGTTCTTCCTCACAATATCTAACAAATCCTTCTATGGCCTGGTCATCATAGTAGATTCCAGGATTGGCTATGAGATCATCAATACGATTCATCTCCATAGAGATTTCTTTACATACCGGTATTTCGCCTCGCATTACGGCATCACGAAACATACCGTAATATTTAGGGACGGCAGTGTTTGATAACGCCATATTTGATTCTCTCCTTATTTTACTACTCGCTTAATTGATAGTCTTATGCCCTAATTTATTGATTATTTTTGTTCCTATTTTTCTGCCGTTCGCTATCAATTTATCACTATTATTATAGAGAGTGAGAAAAGTGCCCATGGTACTTGCAGTGGCGCCGACAAATTTCAATCCTTTTTTCACATGACTGGGGTTAAGGTTTGAATAATTTCTTTCGAGTTGCTGTCTTTCATTGAGTTTCCGAAGTTCTGCATTAGACATCTGCCCAACTTTCTTCTTCTTAAGTTCTCTGGCCACTTTAGCATCTTCACTCCATGAGTCGACTTTAGATCTTCGCTTTCCAGCACTCGTCAACGAGCCATCTTTATTCTGGTAGCGGCGAATGCCCCACTTCATACCGATAACGCCGTGATGGTAAAGTTCATTATTATTCATTTTGAATACCTCCCTTACTAACTTGATATTTGCTCTGCTGCAACATTGAGTCTCCATTCAAGCTGATTGATTGTATTCTCCATGGAAGTCATTACGGCAGAACTTTGAGGCGGATCAAACACGAGTCTTACGATAAGATAGACATAAGTTTTTACCGACTCAAGATTTTTTGCATCGGCAAGAAATTCAGTCCATACCGAAGTTTTGTCCTTAATACTAAAACCTTCTTCTGGTCCAACTCCAAGCTGATTTAATTTTGAGAACGCAGTATTTATGTGTATGATAATGTCTGTGTCAAACTCTTCATAGTCCTCTGCAATCCCAAGAAGTTTCTTAATCGAAGTGAGTATACTATCCATGTATCATCACTCCTCTTTACACGCCTACTGCAATGTACTTCTTCATGGAGAAGCCTTCTTCGCCGTTAGGAAGCTGAATAAAATACCAGTCGCTAAGAGTGTCAACATCTTTGACTTTGATCCGATCCTGCTCATTAAGTACAGCAATTACATCGGAATCAATCGATGGGTTTTTCCTAACATTGAGCTTTACACAGTTATGTACGATACCGTCGAGAAACTCATCTGTCTTCGGCTCTTCTGCTACTTCCTCAATGACTAGCTGCTCCATTGCAACCTCATCAATCGGATCGATCTCTTTTCTTTTTCCTCTTGCATTTTTGTTACTCATGATTATTTCCTCCTTACTTTTATTTCCACGGACATGTGTCATTTTTTCTTCGCTCAATAGGAGCAGTTATCAAAAGACTTTCATCTCCATAGTGGATTGCATCATGGGTGTTTTTGATAGTGCATATCATGTACTCTGGATCAAGAAGAAACTCGCTTTCTCGTAAAATATCTTCTTTTGTTATGGGATTCATATGGTGTACGAGAATTCTTTGGTAAATTTCATGTCCCTCAATCCCAAGATCGCAACCATTGTCTCGAATGATTACGTAATCTCGAATTTCTTTCCATTTTGCTGATCTGTAGAATACTTGATTTAGATACCTATCAAATCCAAATGTATCTTCGCCGACTTTTCCGCCTAACTTGAGGTATCGAAAACGTTCCTCAAAAGTAGGCAGAGTTATCAGCTCAGAGTAAGTTCTAATAATCTTCCTCGTCATCATCTGGACCACCCTGTCCGCTATACCTTCGCATAGCGCTGATAGCATCTGTATAAAGCTCCTCAATTCTCTTTGCAGACTGAAGTGATTCGGTTTTTGCAGATATTAACTCCTTCTGTTTCTCAAGAATCTCCTTCTCAATCCTTTCTTTGGTCGATCCGAGCTTCAAATAGTGCGTTATGACCTGAGAAGAAGCAGTGCCTTCCATTAGCTGTTTCTCCGCAAGGTCTACAGCCAGAGAAATCATCTGATTTTCCCTAGCTTCTGGTGTTAATGCTGGCCTGATCTTCTTTCTAGCGCCAGATGAACCCTCTTCTCGTTTGGTTTTTGCCATGTTTACTGCCTCCTCTCCTCAGTTTTGCGATACTTTCACCGCAGTTTATGGCAATTTTATACGGGTTTTATACTATTTTTATAGATGATTCTAAAGGAATCTACGAAGATGAGAATATATGACTCTTTGAAAGGAGAAAAAACTTCAGGCAGGTGTTTTTTGGTGGGTTTGCCTCACCCTCATAGACTCCTTTAAAGTCATCTTGCTTTCTAAAATATAACCCCCGGAGAA